ACCGAAGATATGTTAAATTATATTTTAGCTCGTATTCCTAATTCACAAAGAACCACAACCGTCATGAATAAAATCCAAATACTAATTGAGCGTTATTCACAATTAAGAAACATTCATTCAAAATTTGACGAATATGGCAGCGCAAATAAACCCGACAAAAAGGGTCCACTTTTTAAACCATTAGTTAACTCATTAATGAAATTTGATCAAAAATTATATTGGATATTACCAGTTGTTCAAAATAAAAAAAAAATATATGATTTAGAATTTAATGACGAAGATGCAACTGATATACAAAAGGAAACTTTAGCCAATAATAGGATAAACGTAACCAATCTATATGAAAATTACCTACATAATGATATCACTGAAGGAACCAATAAATATGTCTCCTTATTTAAATCCTTAAATTCCTATTTAACGCCATTTGCTAATCCAACACCAAATAACCAAACCTTGGCGGAAATTGCAGTATCGAATAATATTGCCGCCATTATTGATAATCATGAGGACATGAACTCTTCGGTGTGGAGCAACAAAAACCTTACTTCGGACCGTTTCTTTATGCAAAACTATAACGTTGGTCTGACACATTTAATAAAGAATCAAGTGTTGCCCCCGCTCACTGTGTTTGCCCCATCACCAATTACCCACAATGATGTTCTGTTTGTTAAGTCAATCTTAACCTTGCCAGAAATAATCATACAATTCTCAAAAATAAATCTTCCAGAAACAAACATTATGACCAAATCTGTATTGCAAGATAATTTTGTGAATTATTGGCAATTCTTAAATACTCGCACAAATGTATCCACCGTTTTAATTGATAATATTAACAAAGCGGATGATAACACCGATAACACAAATCTAGATATGATTAATAACTATGTTCTGGATGAAAGAATAAATGATGACGACCGGTATAACAAATATTTAAATAAAATAATTCCTAAAACACTTACTCTGTTCAAGCGAATACATAAATATATTAAAGGCGGTTTATCTCTTAATAAAATCATTGGCTATATGGAACCCTTTCTGGTATATCATAATGATCTAAGCTATCAGCAATATGTTGAAATGGTCGATTTTATAGAAAGAAAAATTAGTAGTTATAAAAAAAACTATATTATTAAAAGTAGAGGGTTTCAACTATTGGCTTATGTTAAGAAACATTCCTCTCCTGTTCCTATTTTGATAGAATTGTTAAAAGACCATGAGGGAATTAAACAACACATAACACAGGCATATAATATAAACAGTGGTATGACCGACACCGAAATACTATCAAGAATAACTAATACTGATTGTGGACAACTGTTTACATCTGCGCTTATATCATTAAATGAAGGACTTGTTGTGTCTGGGAAATTTGAGGAAATTTTACATTTAAATGAATCGTTAACATCCATTAAAAAAACGCAACCCACAGATTTAAAGGATAATTGCACACAATTTGTATTGGCAAAAAAATACATCGCAATTGATGAACTAGAAGAGGACAACAATAAGAATATTTCTTTTGATAAACATTATGATAAAACCTATTACGACATTGTTGATGAATATTCGCAACAACAAAATATGATGAGTCCAGATGAGTTTGTTTTATTTCTTACAGAACAACTGAAAAATAATAATGGTCTCTCACAAAATAATGCGGTCAGAGATGCAGAAGCAATGATTGAAGGCAAAAGAAAAGTATTAGAAGGGGATTATGCTGTTCTAGAAATTGATGGTGAAGATGATATGTATATTCATCATTATTATATACGCACTAACAACCAATGGCACCGTGCCGACACCATAAGTGACGACGTGTTTACGGATGAAAACAAGGTTTTTTGTAATTTACAGAAAGAGTGCTATAGTACAGACGATATTTGTGCCAGCTTGGACCACACAAAACTAAATGATAATATTAGTACTGTAAAAACCATGTTGAATGAATTTGATAACGAATATTCTAAATCACAGGCTGAAATGAATAAAAATATTGCAAAGATTTTTACTTATGATTTACAAAACATTTTACGCATTAAATATGTTAAAAATCTTCGGCAATTAAAATATAACAACATCCATTTGCATCTTGGTTCATCTGAAGAGGAGGAAGACATCATTAAATCTCCTTATCTAAAACTTCGTGATATAATTTTGCAGCAATCTGACTTTATTAAAAAGCAAAGTGATGTTCTCCGTTTTTGTGAAAAATTTACACGTGCCGCAACTCAACAAGAAGCTGATGCGGCACCCCCAAACGCCTACTGGTTATACTGCAATACTGTAAATGTGAAACTTATACCCACCTTTATTCAAAGATTAGCTATTTGTTTTACGCTTAATAATAACTATATTGATGAACTCGCACAAATTTGTAAAGAACAGGGCGAAATTAGTGACGACGGAGATTCGTGGGTTGATAAATACAGTGGTTATGTCATTAAAAAGAGGGATTTTGACACCGAAGAAGGTTTCACCGCAGACGGATTTAAGGACACTTCCCGCGGATTTTTGGAAAAGGACATTGGTAGTATCGTTCTGCAAAAACAAACTAAAAAATTTGATGACCCCAATACACAAACCATATCCAATATAATCTCGTCATTGTCTCAATATATGGGGATTAATATTGAGTCACAGAGAGAATTCATAATTAATAGCACCCTTTATGCGCTTAAAACAACACTTCCTACAGAACAGGATTATAAGCTCCAGGAAACAGCGGCTGATAAAAAAGGCAAAAAGGCATTAATGTCCTATTCAAATTTATATAATTCTTCGTTAATTTATATTACCGCCGCTTTTTATTTAATAGGAATTCAAATTAACATCCCGTCTATTAAAACCAGAAAAACTTTCCCTAATTGCATAAGGTCATTTGAAGGATTTCCACTGACTGGTGATGCCGATAAAAGTGGCATTACCTATGTCGCCTGTGTTATGCATAAACTAAAAAAGTCTTCAGACCCATGGAATTCTATTAAAAAAGCTTCGCAAAAAGCGATTGTTAGACGCATTGAAAATATAATTACATCCTATATCGTGAATGATAATAACATGCGCGAACTTATGGCCACAAAATTGCTCTATCTTTCCTCCGATAATTCTGAAATTATACCTGATATTCACAAAATATCGGGGTGGCTATCCTTCTTACCACCACTTGTAGAAATTACCATGAAAACAGTCCACAATATAAGCACTGAATTTAAGGAATCCCTTGTAAATAATATTAAAAAAGGTGTAAAATTACAAAATGAACAATTTAATGTTATCAATGGAAAAATCATGTATTTTTCATTCACTATACAAATAATGATCTCTAATATTGTTAAAAATAAAGCCGCGGTTTTAACTAACTCGGTTGAGGAACCCTTTTTAGAAAATGCTTGTTGTAATGAACGTCAAGGCAAAACGTATGCATATTTTAATCATCTAGACCCACACATAGGTACAACCAATGTTAAGGTTCTTGCATTGTCTAAGTTTATTGGTGATTTAAGAAAATCTGCAATGGCTCCTTTTTTCCTAGATTTGTCCGATACAAAGCCAATATACCCCACATTGTCCGATAATTTCTCAGAATCAACAATCTATAAGGTCTTTATTGTTTTATGTAATTACAAGAACAGTTTACCCATCCCGACAAACTTACAACCACTTTGTATCAACAAGCCAGACAACCTTAAATCCATTAAAGGTATTAAGGACCAAATCTCGCATTTAAAGCAAGAAGGGTTTAACTTTTCAGAGTCCTCTTTTATGCAATTGTTAGATATAATAAATAAACAAAATATTGTTCATATCGCTACAACCCAGACCGAACCAAACATAATTCAAAAATTAAGAGACGTCACCACACAATTGAAAGATACACCGAATGCCTGGGTCCCTTCAACTTTTGTAGAACAATTGTCAGATGTTCTTGATACTTTTGATATTTCAACCCCCACAGAACCTGTCGCAGTTCGAACCATGAAAAATACCTTGGCCAGAGAAAATAAAAATATGGTTAATAACCTTATAAGTTTTATAAAACAACATTCAAAATTAGGAAAAAAGGGTCTGTCGGTCTTAAAAGAAAAAATAGATAATGTGTTTGATTTTGAATCTGTGGGTGACGAAATCATGTATCAAAAGGATACTGAAACAACCTTTAGAGGTGCTAATTTTATACGCAATGCAATAGAATATATAACCCAGGTTTTTCCAAATATTATTAAAAATAAGGTTGACTTTAAAAATGTCTCCCTCCCACAACACTGGAAATTGTCTCAAATCCATAACAATGATATTATTATGAAGATTAAAGAATACTACGCACCCCTTTCAAAATTTTATAATGATGCGCAAATGACTGCGTTGTGTGTGAACATTCAAGAAAAATCCAAGCTCATAAATATATTATCACAGCTTACACCATTTCTATCCAATACTTATAAAAATAACGTAGTATCACATTCTATATTAGATGCTCGCATGATAAAATTATTATATGAATTTTATCTATTATTATTATTAAATAATATAATTACCTTATCATCCGACCCCCTCCTTGTGCTCATAACTAACGACTCCTCCGACACGGAGGAGAAGGTTGAGGAAGAAGAGAACGAAGATTATGATATTTCACAATTAGAAATTGTTCGTGGAGAGATAAAAGGATTGTCAAAAAATATTGCCTCTGTTGTTTTAGTAGTATTAAAACAAGTTTTTGATAACAAAAAATCTATTAATCATAATAAAGACGCCATTATGGGTAGAGTTTTACGTTCAAAAGAAAAGGAAAAGGAACAATTTACCGACTCTTTAGAAAACAAAACTGACGAAGAAAGAAATATTGATACCATCTTCAAAAATCATAAACTTGAACGGTGGGGTGTTGGTCTACAAAAAGGATTAACGCAATATAATCCCAAAACATATGACCAAGAACGTGCTGCCCTAGAACAGCAAGCACTTATGGATATTAAACTGGGGAAAAATACATTTGTTACCGATATGAATCGCGAAATATATACGCTTGATGTAAATATGGACGACCGAAATGCTCAGGAAATAGAGGACGAGGTCAATGATATCAGTTATATACCCGACGACGATGATAACGACGAGGATAATGATGGTTATTTGCACGTTGCTTAAATAAATTTAGAAATTAATATTTCCACAAACTTATCACAATCTTCGGTTTGTAATCGAATATTTACAATTTGAGCTGGACTTAGCACACCATCTTTTAAACAATTCAAACATTCTTTTGGAAGGTCTTTTCCATAATAATGTTTATACATTTCACAAATAGTGGCTACTGACGCATTCTTCATTTCTAAAGGGAAGTCTATGCGCCCAGGTCTTCTTAGCGCCTCATCTATATGGTTATAATAATTACTGGTTATTATAAGAATTCTTCCTGGTGTTTCCCGTATGCCATCTATTATATTTAACAAAAAAGCTAAGGTAATGTTATCATCTTCTTTACTTAATAAATGTTTTAATACGTCCGTATTATTCTCATTGTGGTCCTTGCTAACAATATCTGATATTGTTTTCATTATCTCCAATGTGAGTGGAGCTTCATCACCCTTTTCAGGGGTCACATCACTACGACATTTAACCAAATCGGACATGCAATCAATGTCATCCAATACAATAATCTTTTTATCAAAATCTATTGACCCTGCACGATTATTCTTATTATACTGGCTTTCAAAATAATATTTTGAAAAATCCCTTTGTGTTTTAATTTTGTTTAATGGAATAACAATTAAGTGTCGTTTCAACATATTCGCCATGCATTTAATTACCGAAGTTTTGCCTGTGCCTGGTGGTCCATGCAAAGCAACACCTAGTGTATAGGGGTGTCCTTCCGCTTCATACCACGCACGATTGTTTTCAAAAAAGAGTAACTTTTCCATAAGAACGTTCTTATTATCAAAAAATAAATTATCAAAGGTCCGGTTTGATTTAAAAGGACATTCTTCCCAACAAGATAGATTGTGTTCGTGGTGGTCATCTGCTGACGGTCCCATAAGGCTGTAGATGTAAAAATTGTTCCAGCGACAGGTTTCAATATTAACCATAAATTTTTTCGTTACACCATCAATAAATTCTTGTAATTCGGCGAGGGTTTTTTTATAAGAATAAATATGTAAACTAATTGTTTCAATTTTGCAGACCGTTTTTGTACCTTCACCGAGGTCTTCATTATTAAAGAGAACATTGCAAAATATATCCTTTGTTAAAACAAAAGATCTATTTTGTTTTACAACATATATATCTTGATGTTCTTGGTGTTTTTGAGACGTTATTTTATCTCCATAGGTAGTATGTGAGTTCGCACTTTCTGCATACTCCTTTATCGAAACAATAGAAGGATGTGTATTTATATGTGCACCTATATAATGCCAAAGGGCTCTGAAACGATTACTGAATAATTGGTCGGTCCGCATCGCATATGCCCCAGATTTTATACATCTTCTCCCTTCTATTGTAATTGTTCTTTTTTTAAAAAGAACTTCGTCCACAGCAGAGAAAATACTTCTAGGTGCTACACGGAAATTACATATTAAATTAACAACCATTGTTATAAACCCAAAAATACATGTTGTAATCAACATATCAAAAACATAATTTCCAGTTTGGAATTGCGAAATTATATTTAAACGAAATGTATCCATTGCTGTTTGTATTATTGCGTTACCGCCACGACCATTCATAGTATTTTTGTACAATTATATTTAAATAGGTTATATATTGTATTGCCTCTCAAGCATAAAAATATACTTCAGGGTTCTAGTATACAGATTGGAAATTAATATTGGAAATATAGCTGTTATGGAGGTTTCACAAGGCTAGATTTTTTATTTATGTATAAAAATCCTTTCGTCTGAAAATTAAAAAAAAGTTGAAAACATCAAAATACTTCATCAGTGTAGTTAAAAACATTAAAATTAAAATTTAAGCATGGAGGCATTTCCTCTAGGGCGGCGAAAAAGGCAATATTTTCCTGTAAAATCATGAGGAAAACGATTATCAAAATATAGGCAAAATGGATTAATATGTACGAGAAAATTTACGACCTTTTTGATATAAAAAAAATTACAGCATAGGGTGTGTTAAATTATTAATTGCGGCAATTATTTAAGGTCGTGTATTTGTTACGGACTGTTTGAATTACAAAAAAACACACAACTATTTATTGATCAAAACAATGCCTTGACGCAGAAAAACGAGACTCAGTTAGGTATGCCTTTATACAGGATATATCAAAATATCGAGGATGTCAAACGAAATATCAAAAAAGGCACAAAAAAACACCACAACATATTAGGGCATAGAATATATAAATGATCGTGATATTTTAGACCTGTTTTTTTGGACATTTATTATAAATGAATAAATGTGCTTTTTCAGATATATGCCCAAAAATATATCCCAAAATATATTATATTAAGCCAGAACAGGTTTTCTACCTCCATGACCTCTTGTATATTTTTGATATTTAATACTATGTATAATGGATTTATGGAGGCGTCTGTAGGCTGGATTTTTTATTTATGTAAAAAATTCCTTTCGTTTGAGAATCTGAAAAAGGACATTTATAAATGTCCTATTCTGCTGAATCGAAGATGAAAATTAAAAAAAAGTTGAAAACCTTGATTTATCTCCATCAGTGTAACAAAAATCATTAAAATTAAAAATAAGTTATGTAGGGGGTTCCTCAAGGACTGCGAAAAAGGCACTAAATTCCTGTTTTTCTTGTAAAATCAGTCTATCAACATATTCATGAATGGATAATAATATGGATAACTTTGATTCTAAATTATTTTTTGAGTTTTGTATAATATATTTCAAACCATATTGTGTCTCATAAAATATTAGTCTCGTTTGTTTTAAGGTCGTGTGTTTTTTTCTACCATTTGGATAACGAAAATGCGCAAAATCATTTATGGTGTAAATCGTTAAACCATTATATAATATTTTAACACCCACTGTCATCACGTAGTTGAATAAAATATTAGTACAAATAATCATCCACCATAAAATGCGCAAAAAAAACACAATAGCATAATATGGTACAGAACACATATAATGAGTGAAATTTTTATGACCTGTTTTTTGGACATTTATCGAAAATAGCACAGTCAAATAAATGTCCTTTTTCAGATAAATGTCCAAAAAACATATATAAAAAAATGTGTGTTTAATATATATGGATAAAATGGATAACGAAAACACACACACAATCCCACAAAAACACACAAAAAAATATGTCTGTGAAAAGTGTGACTATAAAACATCACATCGCGGAACGTGGCGGCGACACATTTTAACCCGAAAACATTTAGGAATTAAAAACACACAAAAACACACAAATGATATTAATGAAAACACGCTGGGTTTATACAGATGTCAACAGTGTGATTATTTTACAGAACATACTGGAATGTGGGGCAGACATTTAAAAACACAAGGACACACTTTGAAAAAGGCAGTAATCCCCGCCAAATCCGCCTTCAAATGTTTCTGTGGTAAAATTTATAAATACTCCTCAGGATTAAGCAAACACCGTTTATTATGTAGTAAACTGAAATCCGAAACAAGTAAGGTTGATACTCAAATGGTAGAAACATTATTAAGTACAAATATGGAGCTACAAGAAATGTTAAGAGAACAAATCCAACATAGTACCGAATTAATGAAAAAACAGGACAATATTGTTTTGTCGACCAACAGCGTAACGAATAATACAACGAATAATCAATTTAATATTAATTTTTTCTTAAATGAGCAATGTAAGAATGCATTGAACCTCACCGATTTTATAAATTCCTTACAAGTCCAGATTGAAGATTTAAATACAACGAATAAATATGGATTTGTTGAAGGCATATCAAATGCTTTTATACGAGGATTGAAAGAACTGGACATGTATCAACGCCCTATTCACTGTAGCGATGTTAAAAGAACCATTATGTATGTAAAAGATGATGATCAATGGTCGAAAGAAGGTGATCAAAAGGACAAAATTAAGAAAAGCATTAAGGAAATTGGTCATGGCAAGTTTATCCGCCTGGTTAAAGAATGGGAAAGATGTAATCCCGATTGGGCGGACACTGATGTGGGCACATCTGAATATACAAAAATGATACAAAGTGTTACACGGGATCTAGAAGAAAATACTGAAAATAAGATTATAAAAAATATTGCCCGCGAGGTTTTAATAGATAAACAATGTAATTAAATTATCTAGGGTGTAAAATGGTCTATTTTATATATATATATAAATATATATATAATCATGAGACGTGCATTTATAAGAAATAATATAAACTCAATTGCAATTGCTATTTTTTTAATTATATATGGTAGCATAATTTATTACCGACCGTTTTTTTTGTATAATTTAGATGGGAGTTTAAGAGAATTTGGGCTTGGAACCAAACGAAGAACAATTATTCCCGCGTGGTTTTTAGCCATTATTTTAGCAATTTTATCCTACTTCATGGTTTTATATTATTTAGCTTATCCTAAAATACCATTTTATTAAGTTTGGTTGTAAACACGTTGAGTGGTATCTGCCGCCGAAGAGGTTGCTTGTGTCATTTCGTCCTCATAATCCTCATGTCTCTTTTTCATTTCAGCCAGCGAAGTTTTACATCCCGAATTAACTATATAATTATAACTTACTGTAGTAACCAACATACCGGTCAACACGAACCATACAAAGTCTGCTACAAGTGTCTTGACATGAATTACTTTCTGAAACGCTGGGCGAAGGTTGTCTGCATTCTGTGTTAAAAACCCTCCTTGTTTGAGAGCAGACCACAAGGCATCATCTGCTGGTGTATCATTAAACTCGTTAATTATAATAGAATTATCGATTTTAATATTGGCAAGAGCATCAATCAGTTTGTTATTTGGTGCTGGGCGACCACTGGCACCACCAATTACTACTTTAGACTCCCCCGAAGCTGGTGACGGTGGCACTTTAGACAGTGACGTTGTTGACGTTGGCACTTTAGACTCCCCTGACGCTGGTGGTGTTACTTTAGACACCCCCGAAGCTGGTGACGTTGGCATTTTAGGTGCCGTTGACGTCTGAGTCATAACCCATCCATCTTCCAGTTTATTAAAATCAAACATTTTGCTAACTAGATCTTTTACACCCAACATTTTAGCAACAAATAATCCAAATGTATTTGAAAAGGGGGTCCTCCACGACGGAAACATATTTAAAAACAATAACAATAACCCAAATATTAATACCCAGGGAATTAATGTAATACTTAATGATGTTGCCCATTGGCTTTCACCACAAATAGCTTGTAACAGTTTATTATTAAGAAAAAATTGTCCGATAATAGTTAACAAAAAATAAGCCATAGTCGCGGTCATTGTATTTGCGCCACCACCACCACCCTCTGATGCATATCTATAAACAAAATATCCTGATGTTATAATTAAGAAAAATATTAAGGAAAATCCGGGACTAGGTAATTCCGTTGTAGTGTCATCCGCCATTATAGATAATGTGTATAAATTATTTTTGAATAATAACTTCAACTATTAAATGGAAGATGCTAAACCATTATTAGTTGAACCAGGCATGCGCTATTTTTTAGGTAAATCTCTAAAAAATTGTCGCACATTTAAGGATCAACATATTTGTTTTTTTTTTAATATAGGAATGGTGGGGGTATTTATTCTAATATTATCGTTAATACTTTTGTTTAAATACAGGGGGAAACTAACAGTTCAAGAAAAAGCAGCTAAAAATGTAAAAAAACATGAATACATAATTTCAAAACTACAACAGTTGTCGACCTATAAACAACAACAAAGAAGAGCAAGTGGGGACCTAATTACAGATTTGCCATCCTGGAACGACCACCCAGAAGCCGTTCTATTAAACAAGCAGCGAAGTAATTTAGCAGGAAATTTAAATATATAATAAATATAACAATAATATGAATAAAGTAGCTGTTGACCGTGCTATAAATAATTATTATAGGCTGAAACATGATTATGAATCCCCATTTAATAAGAAGAAAGAAGCGATTATTAGGAATAAAGCCTTATCAAAAGGACAAAAACGTGACCGATTTAATAGAATTAGACGTAAATGCATTAATTGTAATCGTGCAGGAGGAACCATTTTTTCAAATAAAGACAAGATCTTGAAAGCAGTCTGTGGAAATACACAACATCCATGCAATTTAAATATCGAAATCGTGAAAGGCTCTTATATGCAAGTGTCCGATATGAAAGATATTATTTTTAATGATTTAGAAAATAATAAGACCGAAATTATAAAAACAAAATTAAATTACCTTTTTGGGTATATTACAGAAGAAGAGGTAACAGAACAGTTTGAAATCGCAAAAATAGATTATACGGTGGATAAACAAATATATACCTCCCTTGAAAAAAGGGTGAATGATACTTTAAATAAAAATAAGGAGGAAATTACAGAAATAAATACGAATATGTACCTCTACATAGATGAATTTAGACAAATAATTAAAAATTATTTTGAGGATAATAATGGTGCATATTTGAGGGACGCAAATGAGGTATATATATCTAGAATTAAACCTGCCACCGAACGTTTGAGAGATATTAAATATAAACAAATGGGGGTTGAATATGATGAAGAAGACGACGAGTATAAATTAATTCAGATGGCAACAACACTTGAGGATACAGAAATGATCTTGGGTGATGATGATGAATATACAAAAGTAATATCAGATATATAATGGCAATGATAGTGAATATACAAAAGTAATATAGTGATTATATATATGATATTTAGATTTATTAATTTTCCAATTTTAATATTAAGTTTTCTTATTGGTGTTGTTTTTAATTATGTTAATGAACCTGACCAAACTGTTGTTTATGTATATCCAACCCCCGACAATACGAATAGAATTGAATACACAGATAAGGTAAATAACTGTTTTAAATTTAAACCACGCAGGGTCACGTGTCCCAAAGATGCAGGTAAAATTCGAACAATTCCTATTCAATAGAGTATTTTTAATATTGATAGTTTATATATGTTTAAAAATTTTCAAAAATTGATGTATACCAAACTAGGGGAGTATGTAATTTCTGTTATATTAGGGTTTGGATTTGCATCACTATTTAGGAGTGTTTGTAAAGATAGAGACTGTCTGGATTTTAAAGGACCCTCTTTAGAAAAAATTCAGAAATATGCTTATCGTTTTAATGAGTCATGTTATAAATTTAATGAGGAAGCGATTCGTTGTGGACATTTGGAAACCACTGTTCCTTTTGCGTAAAACAAAATAATATATTAAAGCAAATTAATATATCATGTCAGGAACTACCAGTTTGGCAGAATTGCCCACCTCTTCTAATTTACCCGTTCAACAAACACAAAATATTCAGATCGATATCAACACTAAGATAGAAAACAATGTCAATGATAGAACCGAAGACCCCACAATAAAACAAAAGGAATATAACTCTATAATTTCTGGCATTCAACAAGCAAGTGCTTCGGGGGTAACTGGTTTACCTGTAAGAGATATTCCACAGACTCAAACAGCCCTTACTCAGGATGTACAAATACAACCCAACTATGTTCCAAATGGGGGCGTGACCGAATATATTGGTTTGGTTTCCAATAATGATGCAATAATTGGTCGCCAGCATGAACATTCTAATAAAAACGA